TTTATAAGTTGTAAGAAGATCTTGTGCCATTACGCTAACAGGAACTTCATTATTCTCATAATTCCCTGGGTTATATGACCAGTTTCCAGAAATTGCTTGATCGAAGAATTTCTGCATAACTGCAACAATATTAATATACCCACGATTGCTAGGCATATCCCAAAGAAGCGTATAATTGTTCTTAAGTGTGTGAAACTGCGGAACAATTTGTTTGAGAGGTCCTTTCTTGGACTTCTTAACGGAGAGATATCCACGAGGTGGTTCAATTCCGTTTGTGGCATTAGAGACGACTGAACTGCTCTCTGAGGGCATTTGTGCCGAGAGAGTGGAGTTTCGGACACCATACTGCTTTACCTCTTCTCTGAGTGCTTCCCAGTCGTGTTTAAGAGATGGATTTATCAGTTCATCAACATCCTTCTTATATGTATCAATTGGTAGAATACCTTGACCGTACTTGGTACGATGTGAATACTCACAGGCACCTTTTTCTTTGGCAAGATTTACGGTTGCCTTGATTAGGTAATATTGGAAAGATTCACTCAGGTCATGAACCAGTTGCCAGGCATTTTGATCATCATACTTACATCCGTGCTTGGCAAGAAAGTGTGCCAGACCAATATAACCAACTCCAAGTGAACGACGGGCTCTGGTAGCAATTTCTGCTGCTCTGACGGGATATCCTTGAAAATCAATAAGTTCGTCAAGACTACGAATAGCAAGATCACAAAGAACTTCTAGATCCTCATTATTTTTAATTTTGCCAATATTAATAGCAGAAAGGATACAGAGAGCAATTGCTGGGGGATTTTTATCTACAATGACATCCTCATAAAAATATTCATAATTTTGCATATCTTCAGATTCATTTTCATCAACAAATTCGTATAGTGAGTTAGACATTAAAATCTCCATTTTTTCTAATTATGTGTAAACTTAATCCAGTTTTTTCCGAGGCTTCCCTCATACAATCGTATATTACTTCCTCAATCTTAACTTTTTTACTCCATCCATTTTTTGAACCATAATTTACTCCTCCAGGTTTCCCTTTACTTTTCCATTCATTATAATCATAATTTATATTTTTAATATTTGTCAATTTTTTACATTTGTATCCATAATGATGCCCAACTCTTCCTCTAGCAACAGCACTCATAGCAGAAGGATTTAAATTATTTTCCCTACAAAATTCAGACATATTTTTAATTATAATTTCATTTTCAATATTTGGACCTGAAATAATCCAAGAATCGGATAATTTATATTTTTGATCTTCATTCATAGGAATACCTTTATTATATGCAGGTTTTCCTTTTTTTGTATCTGATATTTTTTGATAAAATATTTTAGATAATTCAACATTTTCGTGATGTGACCATCCATTTCCTGGTTCATTGCATAAATTATAATAATTTGGATTTTTTGCAGCATCCAATTCACACAAAAGTTTTTTTTCTTTTTTTAATGCTTCAATCCTTGTATAAAAAGTAAATAAAATTTTTCTTTTGAATGATAATGGAGTTTCATAATAAATTGGATTAAAATGATTACTTGATGAAATATATCCATCATTTAAATAACCATAATGAGATCCAATATATTTCATTTTGTTAATAACATTTTCCCATTCATACACAAATGCTAATTTTTCTTCCATAGAATTTTATATTTCTATATCTATTTATAGCATTTTGTATTTTTACTGCTATTAATAATTTTTCAATGGTCATATAAAATCCCTCCAGTATCTTTAAGATATTTTTTATATTGTTCAATTTTATCTTTGGGAACTTTCACCTTTCGTTTTTTAGTTTCTCCTATATCATCAATGTGTTGAATTGGTTTAGTTGGAAGAGTAATTTCCATACAAAGGTTGCTCATCTCAACTTTATCCACAAAGGATGAGTGGGAGTTGCAATGGTCGATGTTCATAATATACAAACGACCAGTTTCTGCACGTTCTTTGAGGAGGTCCAGAAAGAGTTCTTGAGCACCAATAGTTTTCGACGGAATGGACGAATTGTTCTCGTATTGAACATATAACTCGTCAAACTTGTCTGTTCCAAAAGCATCATACAGACCAGGAACATCGTGTGGAGAGAAGAGTGTGATTTCTCCGTTCTGAATAAATCTCTCATAGAAAATTTTGCTGATTTGAATTCCATAGTCCAATTTACGAACACGATTATCTTCAGTTCCTTTGTTATTCTTTAATACCAGAATATCACTTATTTCTTGGTGCCAGATAGGAAAGAATACTGTAGCAGAACCACCTCTGATGCCGTTCTGTGTGCAGCATCGTACAGTTGCTTCAAACTTTTTGAGGAATGGGACAACCCCTGTATGAGCAACTTCTCCCCCTCTAATTTTAGCATTAATACCACGGATTCTACCTGCGTTGATGCCGATGCCTGCCCTTTGAGCAACATAGCGCATAATAGCCAAGTCGCTACTACCGATACTATCGAGGGTGTCATCAACATCAACAAGAACACAACTTGCATATTGTCGAAGTGGTGTTCTAACTCCTGCCATGATGGGAGTTGGGATGTTGATTTTGTGTTTGGATATTGCGTCATAATACTTCTTAACGTAGTCTAAACGGGTTTCTTTTGGATACTTAGAAAAAATAGTGGCAGCGATCAGCAAATACATGAACTGTGGAGTTTCATAAACCTGCCCACTACTACGGTCTTGTACGAGGTACTTATCAACTACCTGCCTAAGACCTGCGTAGGTGAACAAATAGTCACGACCATGATCGATAAATGATTGGAGTTTTTCAAACTCTTCGGCATTATACAGAGAAAGAATCTCCGCATCATAGATACCAAGTTCTACACATTTTTGCGTATGCTCCAAAACATTTGGGCACTCGTGCATACGACCGAATAACTGCTTACGAAGAGCAAATAAAAGCAAACGAGCAGCAACGAATTGATAATTAGGATGCTCAAGATCGATTAAGTCTGATGCAGAACGAATTAAAATCTCTTGGACTTCTCCGGTTGTAATACCATCATAAAATTGAATACCAGACTGCATCTCAACTTGTGATGCGGATACTCCGGCAAGGTCCCTACATGCCTCTTCTACCATCAAGTGAAGTTTGTTTAGATCTAAACCTTCGACCGATCCATTTCTCTTAACTACGTTTGTTCCGTTACTCATACTTTCTTCCATTCGTTGAATTTGATTTTTGCTTCGAGTGCTCTATATGTATTTGATTTTAACACATTCATAACTGAAAGTCCAGCAAGCACCATATCGTTAATATCTTTTTGCTGAACTGCTTTTGGCCATATGACTACTTTTTTACTCCCATCGATGAGTTTAGATATCCTGTTACAGATTTCTTTATTACGGGGTTCGTTATCAAGTACATAGACAATATCATCACCCAAATTAAGACTATCGAGTAGAATATCCGATCCGCACATTGCGATGGCATTTTGAACAAATGTTGAGTCAAATGGTCCTTCGGTGACGTAGATTGTTTCATCAGTACTTACCTCGTCTAGTCCATAAACTTTGGGAATACTATCGTCTAAAATCACCGTAATATATTTAACATTACTAGGACCTATAGATCTTCCTTGGAATCCAAAGATTTCACCTTCTCTGGTGTGTAATGGTATCACTATACGACTTTCATCTCTCACAATCCTACTAAATGTGGGTTTTTGAGTGTTAGTCCATGCCTGGAATTTGTCAGCAAAATAAAACTTTTCTGGATTTAGAAGTCTCTTCTCAAGATAAAGTTTAGCAATTGGAACCTTGGATGCCTTGGGTAAATCTAATTTTTTTTTAAAGATAGGTTTCTTAAACTCAAATACTGGTTCTTCAACTACAAAGTTTTTACCAGTATGACCTTCCTTAAACTTTTCCAGAGTATATTGTTTATGAAGTGTCGGGTCTATATGTTTGAGAAAATTATTAAACGATAGACTGGCCCCGCAGTTATGGCACTTGAAGTTTGTATTATTCTTGACCTGGTAAATGTACCCCCTTGTCTTGTTTTTGTTTTTCTGCGAGTCTCCACAAATCGGGCAACGGAATGTGTAAAGATCCGACTTAACTCTTTTGAATTTTTGAAGACGAGACGATACTAATCCAATATACTTGGAATCAATCAAATCCATTATAAAGGATACTTATCTGAGTCTCTCCATTCTACCGTTGTCTTGAGTGTTTGTCAAGATGCTTGCCAGCATTTCTGAGTTATTAATGATTAAAGTTACCACCGCAAAAATTCCAATACCAATCCAAACTTTTTTTTCTAATCCTTGTAACTTATCCAATACTGCATTATGGTCCTTATCCATTTTACTACTTAACTGATCAATCTTCGCAAAGAGTATAGCATCTACTTTATCATTACCATCAATCTTTTGCTCATGAACTGCCAACATTTTAGTCACATTCGCACTTACTTCACTCATCTTTTCGATTGCACTCTCAATACGTTGCATCAACTGCTCGGTGGTGTGAAGCTTCTCCTCAAGAATAGCTACTTTTGTTTCTATTGTTTGTGGTTGAGGGGGAGTGTACATTGGATTCTTTATGGTTGTGGGTTTCTTCTTTGCATTTTTGCAAGATTTTTAAAGAAAGGATTCCATTTATTATGTTTTCTCAAATCAACTGGAGGATTATCACCTGCTTCTACTGTTCCTGCAATCTTACCACCAGCAAGAGTATTACCAGTTACAATACCCTCCTCTTTAAGAGAACGAATGATATCAATAATTCTATTTATTCTACTTTCCATTAGATTGATTGCAATTGTTTTAGACACTCAATGTCTTCTTCTATAATATTAATTTCCGTTTTTGGATATTCTGGAAGTCTATTTAAGAATACCAGAAAACTATTAATGTAAGGCCAAAGATCCCTTTCTAAGTTATAAAAAAGTAGTGGAACTGCAGCATCATCAAAAACATTGAATAATACAGTCAGGTGATTAAGAATCAAATGTATCTTAAGCACCCCAGTATTTTTATATCGTTTTAATAACCGTTTTACATATTTTATTCTTTTTAGATCATCCTCAAAATCGTCTTTAGTGACTGCCTGAGGATTATCGTAGAATTTTATAGCAAATAACAGATAGTTATCCCCATTCAATTCGTCAAATCTCATAT